AACATAGAAAAAATAATAAAAATAAAAAGAGAAAATATTCTTAAAGAACTTAAAGAAAGAGGAATGACTTATGAAGAATTAGGATTAATTTTTAAAATAAGCAGACAAAGAGTATTTCAAATAATAAGTAAAAATAAACCGAAAATAGTTGCTAGGAAAGAGTAAATAGGTAATATAAATAATTCCTAAATTTCAATGTAGTGCAAGCTGAATAGACGTTAAGACGTGTTATGTCTAAAAAAAGTCAACCAGTAAAACATTCATTGTTAAAAGTAAAAGGATTAGTTAAGAGAGAAATTGTATTTGTTCTTTAGGAGTTGGTTGCTAACATCCTCCAACTCTTTAGGACAAATATAAATAAATTATAAAAATATGACAATAAATAAAAAACGAATATTAAAATTTCTTGAAGCTATGGATTGGATGTTTTCTCTTCAGAATTTTACAACAGAATTGATATTTATAAAAAATCAAAAAGGACAACAAACTGCAGAAGTATTTTACGATGAAAAATATCAAAATATAATAATAAAAATTTATCCTGATTTTTTAGAAGAAGAATTTATAAACCAAAGAAAAATATTATTACACGAATTATGTCATAGCATTACTTTACCTAGTAAAACAATATTTTATGATTTTATAGATGGAAAGGCTATTACAAAAGAACAAATAACTGAAATAAATGAAAAAGCTACATCTCAGATAGAGAATTTATTAGATAGTTTATTAAGAAATAGACTGTTATATGCAAAAAAAGCCTATGCAGACTATATAAAACCAAAAGTAAAGAGCAAAAAATGTAAAAAATTAAGTATTAAACACAAATAATTGTATGGGAAGCACTATAAATAAAGTAATACTTGTGGGAAATTTAGTTAAAGACCCACATATAGACAAAACTAGTAATGATAAATCTGTTTGCAATGCAATAATAGCAACAAATAATAAAGAAAAAGCACAATTTACAGAAATAATTTTATGGGGAACATTAGCTGATTTATTTTCAGAAATGGGTAAAAAAGGAAGTAAGGTTTATATAGAAGGTTCTTTAAATTCATATAAACAAGGAGAAATACAAAAAACAGAAGTTATAGTAATGGATTTTGTAATGTTAGACAGAATAAATAATAAAACAGCACTTCTAATAGAAGATAGCATAAGATAAAAATATGGAAGAAGAACAATCAACAACTAATGTAGAGCAAGCTGAACACGTAAATGTTTCAACAGAAGCTAAAATAAATATTATTCCCAAACAAAAAGAAGAAGAGGAAAAAATTTTAACAATAGAAGTTATAAAAGAAAATTCAGCAACAGGACCAAAAGGGATAGATTGGGTAGAAGCTAAAGCATATTATTGTGAAGATGTTAGTAGAAGTTATGTAAGTGTAGCTACAAAATTTGGAGTTTCAGTTAAAGCAGTAGAAAATAAAGGAAGTGAAGAAAAATGGGTAAAGTTTCGGCAAGAGTTAGGTGAAAAAGCAATGAAAGCTTTTGAAGAAAATAAAATAGCAGAAATAGCTAATGCTAATAATAAACATTTAATGTCTTATCAAAGACTTGAAAAAATAGCAAATCTTAAAATAGCAAATATGATAAATGATAAAGGTGATGCTAAAGCTATGTTAAAATTGAAACCAGGAGAATTAAAATCTATAACTGATGTGTTAGAAAAATCAATAAATGGACAAAGACTTATCCTTGGATTGCCTACATCAGTATCTAAAAATGAACTTTCTGGTAGATTAGAAACAGGAAATGCTCTTCCAAAAGAAACTATTGAAAAGATGGATAATTTTTTCAAATTAGAATCGGAAAAATAATATGAATCATACAATAACAGAACTTATCCAAGAATTTGGAATAGAAAGTGCTAGAGCATATTTACTTCATTATTTTCAAGACGAAAATAATTTAAAATATTTTGCTTCTATTTTTTCAGACCATATTGAACCACCATTACCAGAATATCAAAAAGACCTCTATACAGTTATTCCAGAATTTGATAGAATAGCATTATCAGCACCTAGAGGTTCTGGAAAAAGCACAACAGTAAATATAGTAATACTAGCTTACTATTCTCTTTTTAAAAAATCTCCATTTTCAGTATTAGTTTCTGATACTCTAGACCAAGCTAGACGACAATTAGAAGCATTGGCTCACGAATTAGAAAATAATGAAATGATTAGATTTTTATTTGGTGAAGTAAGAGGTAGTGTTTGGGGAGCTGATAGTATTTTAATAAAAACCAAATTTGGAGAATCGTTAATCATTGCTAAAGGAGCAAATCAAAGTATTCGTGGTATAAAATTCAGGGAAAATAGACCACATTTAGTAGTAATTGACGATTTAGAAAATGATGAATTAGTAGAAAGTGACGAAAGAAGAAATAAATTAGAAAATTGGTTTAGGTTTAATTTATTACGAGGTTTGGCTAAAAAATGGAATAAAGTAATTTATTTAGGAACTATATTACACGAAAGAGCTTTATTAAAAAAAATTATAGACAATAAAGAACCTTACCAAGCTTGGAAAGTAATGAATTATCCAGCTATAAAAACAGATGGAACAAGTTTTTGGGAAACAAACTTTCCTTTAAAGTATTTAATAGCTATTAGAGATAATCCAGAACACCCAGAATACTGTGGAAGTATAGTATTTGCTCAAGAATATCAAAATCAACCAAGAAGTGATAAAGATAGAATTATTCAAGAAGGTTGGTTACAGTATTATAATTATAACCATAAATATTCAGAAGAATGGATAAAAACATTGACAATTATTGGAGGAGTTGACCCAGCTATCTCAAAAGAAGATACTGCTTGTTTTTTCAGTTTTACTACTATAGGTGTAGATAAAGAAGGACATATTTGGATTTTAGAAATAGTTCGTGGCAAATTTAGTATATTAGAACAAATAACTGAAATCTTAAATTGTTATAAAAGATGGAAACATAATAATATAGGAATAGAATCTATTGCTTATCAAAAAGCATTAAGTCAGTTAGTAAAATCAGAAGGAGCAAAAATGGGAGTATATCCAAAGATAAAAGAAATTTTTACAGATAAAGATAAAACTAGAAGATTAGTAGCAGTATCTGCAATGTTTGAAGGAGGCTTTATTCATATTGACAAAAATAGCAAAGAGTCGGATAATTTAGTTAAAGAGATAAGAGAATTTCCATCTAAACCAAATGATAGTATTGATTCATTAATTTTAGCTTTAGAAACTAATAAAAAACCACGTGTTAGAGTTTTTAGCTCTAAACCTGAAGGATTTTAAATAAAATAATTTTATGAATAAAAACCCACTAGATACAATCTTCCCATATCCAACAGAAAAAGGAAGAATTGAAAATTATCAAATAAATAGAGAATTACTTGAAGGTAATCATTGGACTGCTTTTTCACTTCAAGGAGATAAAAACTTTTCTGAAAGATATGCTAGGTTGAGATATGTTGCTTGCAATTTTGCTGGATTAGTATCAAAAGTTATTGCTGATATTCTTTTTGGAGAAGAAGTCCAAATTAAAGCAGGAAAGAATCAAGCTTGGTTAGAAGAACTTTGGTTTAAAAATAAAATGAAACAGCAAAATTATGAATCTGCTATGTCAAATTCAGCTCAAGGAGATGCTGTATATAGAATTAGAGTAGAAAAGAAAGAAATTATTATAGAAGATGTGTCTCCAAGTATGTATTTCCCACATTTAAACAAAAGTAATGTAAGAAAAGAAACGGATGCAGAAGAATTAGCTTGGGTTGAAACTATAGGAAATACTAAATTTCTTATTAGAGAAATTTATGAAATAGGTAAAATAAGTATATTAATCAATGAATTAAATGATAAAGGAGAAATTGATGCACCAGTAAATGTTTTAGTTTATAATAAATTATCAGGAAAGTCTTATGTTCCTTTTGTAAATACTAAAATTAAACACAAATTACTATTTCACATTCCTAATTTCAGATATAGTGGAAAATTTTGGGGAGTATCAGATTATACAGATATAAAACAATTAATTTTTGCATTGAATAATAGAATGACAAAGATAGGAAATATCCTTGATAAACATTCAGACCCTATTCTTGCAGTTCCAGAAGGAGTTATTGATGAAGATGGAAAAGTTAAAAGGTCAGCATTAGGAATGTTTGAAGTTAGTTCTGATGGAGAAAAGCCTGAATACATTGTATGGAATGCAAATTTAGATAATGCTTTTAAAGAAATAGAAAAGTTAGTTGAATTTTTATTTATGTTTTCAGAAACTTCTCCAGATGTAATGGGGATGGGGAAAAGCACGACAGTAGCAGAATCTGGTAGAGCTTTAAAAATGAGAATGATAAGAACTTTAGCAAAGAAAAATAGAAAACAATTATATTATGACCAAACATTAAAAGAAATATTATTTGTAGCACAAGAACTATCATTAGCTAATGGATTTACAGTAAATGGAGTTAAATGCCCTGGACCAGCAGAAGTTCCTGTATTAAAATGGTCTGATGGAGTTATTGACGATATTCCAGAAATGATAGATAATAATATTAAGAAATTAGATGCTGGAATGATTAGCAAAAAAAGTGCTATTATGTCAATAGAAGGAATAAATGAAAAAGAAGCAAAGAGAATTATAAAGGAAATAGATAAAGAAAAATCAATTGTGCTTGACACAATAGAGAAAAAAGATGTATAATTTATATAATAATATTAAATTTGCTGACCGAGTCAATCTCGTAAAAATTGATTTCAGCAAATAAGCAACACTATGTCAAAAGAGAAAACACAAGAAACCAAAGTAGAAAAACAAGAGGAAAATGAGTCTGCAGAGACTAAAAAAACTGA